TCAAGTCACGTCCAAAGGTGCTTTCGCGATTAGGGTTTGTCTGATCAGCCATATATTATTATTATTTATTAAGCTATTAAATATATACAAGATACGAGCCACTAATAGATTGCATCGGCTCATTATTAATTGTAAGAATTAGGTTAGATAAAGGGTTAAATTCAACTATATAATTTTTGTCTGAAAGTTTAGTGTAACCGGCTTGATTCATAAAAATGATGTCAATATAGTTTCGTATATTTGTACCTGTCAGTATTAATGTATCAAGAGATATTGATAATCTATTTTTATTTATTACGTTGTACGAAGAGAGCGGATACCCTGAAAAAGGTAAGCATATAGACGATACACGTCTTAAATTTGTAAAATAATTAAAAGCAGTTAAAAACGGGAAGGCAACGGTACTTGAACTTAAGGCAATACTAGAAAGCAAATCGTAATTGTATCCCATTAGCGATATAATTACTGCGGATTGTGATGGTGTTAGAGTTATTGTATTAAGGCTCATTATGTGTTGTAAGAGTAGTTGGTCTGATTCGTTATTTGCGGGTAGCCTAATACTGTTACCACTTCCTTCTCATTAGTCAGGCCCGACGATACAGGGTATACAAACGTATCACCGGAAAGATCTTCATACAGGGTTGTACTGCGTGTATTATAAAAATTGCTATCTATATAAAAAATATTACTAACATCGTCTTTTTGTGAGGGAAAAAGCCAGCTCTTAATAATAAAACTTGTGTCACCTATAATTTTATATTTTTCTGATGCGTTAATATCTGTGGGGTAAGAAAGGCGAACAGATCCATCCCACACAACTTCACTACGAATTTCTTGAGGGGTTGTAAACCCACCGGGTACAACAGATTCTGGAACTTTCCATGATATAATAATATACGGGTTATTATAAGGTATAAAGTTAGATAAAATTTGATCCATATCTGATTGGAACTTTGTTACAATAGACATTGAAATACCAATATTGACAGGTACAGGGCTCTTATAGTTTATAGAGGTGGGTTGTTGTGTCTTGTCATCTAGACCTCGTGAATAGTAATATCCTTCAATCTTATTAAAAACCCGACTCTCATCACGTGAAATGCTATTAATACTTACCGCAACTACCGGAATTGTAATATTCTGTGCTCTATTTACTAAATCAAAAAGAACCCTCTGTTTTGGTGAATACACATACCTTACATGTATTTCGTTTGCAGCTACACGATTTTTATCATATCTTTTAATGATTATATCATCAAACGCAGCGATAAACTGTGTTATGAGGTCTTTAATTTCAAAATGAAACGTTTTATTACGCACGTAAATATTTATTAGTGTATTCTCTCTATAAAATGTTTAGGCAGCTTATTCTTTGTTCTTTTTATTACGTTAATAAAGTTACCATCGAGAATATAGGTCACAGAATGGTCTTTTTTGCTTCTAGTGGCACGGCCTGCTGCTTGAACAACAGCATTCAGCATTTTATTTTCATACCACTCTTTATCTATTTCAAACATCTTTTTAATTCTCTTCGAAGATAGAGGAAAAAACGGCAACTTAACAATTATTTGAAAGCGTGCTAGGTCATCTTTTAAATCTACACCAAACGCTAACGACGGTGATACTAAAACAGTTGGTGTTTTTGCTCTTTTATGTTCCTTAAGAATTTGTTCGTTATTTGCAAACGCATCACGGAAAAGATATCTGTCATCATTACCTAGTTTCTGCTGAATAAAATTGGTAATTTCCTGAGTGTGTGTATGTATTATGCCTTTTTCATTTTTATGATGTTCAGCTATTTCTTCAATCTGTGTACAAATTTTAGGTAAAATATTTTTTAGGTTTTTATAATTTAATTTATGAACAGAAGAAATATAAATGGGAGACTTACTCGGGTCAAACTCACTTTCTGCTTCTATATACGCGTAGTCTTTTATCCCTAAAGATTTTGCAAAGTGCTTATGATCAATAATTGTTGCCGACATCAGTACAACCTTTTCGGCGCTATTAAAAATATAACCGGAGAGAACATTTGCTTTAAGTGGTGTGAAAGCAACTTTTTTTGTATCAACATCTATCACGTAGTCACAGTCATTCCATGTAGAATCTAATGTTGTCAATGATCTATGAAGATTTTTAAAATACTGATACTTAATTCTGTCGTTCTTTGAAATTAAATTAGGTTGTTGTGTAAATGTATTTGAAAGAATATCAATTGCTGTGGAGAGTTTTTCTATTAGATTGTAAACCCAAACACGAGCTTTTTGCTTATTATCACTAATTAGTGTTGGTATTTCAATTTCATAGTGTAACAGTTTTTCATAAATTACTTCCGCAGAAAATTGCCGAATAATTTCTTCTTCGAGTTCTGAAGCCTCGTCACAGATGATAATGTTTTTTCTTTTGACGTGATCAGGTAGAGACAGAAACATTTTATAATTTAAAACACCGAATCTTGAAAGTAGGGCTGTGTTTCTGTTATTATAATACGGGCATCTATTACATCCCCAGCACTTATCTTTTAACTGTGGAACAAACGTACATGGAGCCAAGTCAACAGTGTAATTATTATCCACATCGCAGACATAATTGCTTTTACCTTTAAGAATAGCAGTATCTTTAAATAGGCTTAGGTATTGATCCTGTAACGATTTGGTTATCGTTAAAACAAAAGCTCCAAAGGAAGGTTCATCATAGCATTCCTCTTCATTAATAAAGCGCCCTGTAAAGTCTTGTTTATATGCTTGATAGGACGTTATAAGATCTTGAAAGTCTTTAGAAGGTGATTCTGATAATTCAGCTATTGTTTTAGCTAACAAGCTTTTGCCCGAACCTGTTGGAGCGCAACAAACTACAAATTTGTGTTTTTCTAATGCGTTGCCTATTCTGTCTAATACTTTAGCTTGTTGCTTTGAAGGTGTATATTGTTTTGGAAAAAGAAAACTTAGATTATTACCCACACGTAATTGTATCGTCGTATTGTTGGATTACAAGCTTTTTATCAAACAGTTTTGAAGTTTTTTTAAAGTTGAGATCTTTGATAATATTATGTATACCAGTACTTTTTTCACAAAATGAATCAACTGTATAGTCAAATATCAATGATTTAGGAGACGAATGTAGGCTAAAAGGATAGGGAATCTCATAAATTACTTTTTTATTTTTAATAGCATCTTGTAATGTAAATATACAAAAAAAATCACGCACTGAAAATAAAATTAATTTTCCTGACTTTATTTTTTTACCGTCAAGTAAAAAATTCACAGATGAAAGTAAAAAGGGTTTAATATGGTTTTCTATTTCGTCAATTGATGTCATTGGTTCATAAAGTTAATTTTTTGTGCAGCGGAAAGCATTACTAATCTTTCATTAAAGTATTTCCAAAACTGCTGGTTAGCTGGTATTACTTGAATCATATCACAGGCAGCCATATTTATACATCTATAATTTTGCATAAAAATATCCCATGTAATAATTAGATTTTTTTCGTTCGGGTTAAATTTAGGTGAGTTAATGGCACGTTTATAGTTTAATGCTATTCTCCCTTCTGTACTGTTTAGCAGGGCAAGAGAGTTTGTGCAGAGCATTCTCCGGGTTGGAGCAGCACCTGGCTTAATACGTCTTCTATTAAACTTTATTTCAACTACGTTGTTTAGAAGAAGACTTTTTAATGTGGCTAGCGACACTTTCATGCTCGTTTTTTCTTATTGTGCAAATACCAAATATACGTTGCTCGTTTAAAAAGATTCCTTTTTTAAGGAGACCGTACCCTTCTACATCAATATTAGCAATAGGTACACCCAAATTGTTTGGAAAACAAACGTATTCATTTGTTTTGGCCAGCTTGACGCCCGGCCCCGCAAGTACAACCCTGCCGATTCTCCACGCTTTGGTATCAGCGTTAATAGGAACAACAATCCCGTTTCTCATGATATTGGTTCCATCTTCCGTTTCATCTGCAAATTCAACAAGTATAACATCATCTAATACATGCTTTAAGTTGTACCCCATAAATACGGAGTCAAATGAATTTTTGGGTAATTCAGAAAAGTCAATTAAACTTTTTTGTGTTGGTAGTGTATCAATATCTGCAGGCATAATAACAATTTATTCAGTTTTTTAAAAAAGCAATGTAATGGTTAACCTCTCTTTGAGATATCTCGAGATTTTTAGCTATTAAAGGAATTTTTTCATCTGTTTCTTGTTCAACTGCTTTTTTCTTTTTAATATAATTGATTTTCTTAAATTGAACTTTGGGAAATATATTTAAAAAAAGAGAAAAAAGAGTTCTTTTATCTTCAAAAACACTCAAATATTTGTTTAGTTTATTTGCTGTTAACGCTAGTTCCGGTGAGTACATACTTGCCCATCGGTTAATCATATACGGGCTGAAAGTGCTTTCTTGATCTATAGAGGTAATGCTGTCTTTCTTTTTACTAAACAGTAAAGAGTTAAGAAAATCAAAAATTGTCATTAACAAATAACTTTTGTTGTTGCAATGAAAATATCTTCATTGATAGCATAAAAAACACCAATTACATCTTTCATGAAACCTTCAACTTGCTCATCAGTTAAGTTAGTTGAAAACGCAAACGCAGGTGCTTTTTTACCAGCACTGATATTAATACCTGTATGTCCTAACGCGACATTGTTTTTTGTATATGTTATGCTTACAGAACATTTGCCCTTGGGTTGTGTCACACCACCTTGGGTATGCTCTTTATGCACCATTAAGTCATCACCATCTACCTCTATAGGTGCTTTAATATATTTAAAGCTTAAAATATTAGCAATCTGTGTGTTGAATAGGCGTTGATAAGCTACTGCGCCGAATGCATCCAAATTAGGTATCTCCCATAAAAAATTTACAGCATCATCACTATATATAAAGTCATTGTTCATGACGTCTTCATTATCAATCATACCTTCTGCTTCTACATGCATAGGAGCTCTAAACGCAATAATGTTTCCTATGGGTAAAGTATTTTTCCGAAAGAATTTATACGCAAATCTTGAGTGTAAGAGCTTACCATCATACAGTTTTATATCAGATATAATCATAGATCTATTATACGAAATTAATATTAATTATCAAGCGTTTTTACTTGTTCTTCAACCCACTTATATGTTTTTGCAATACCTTCTTTAAGAGGAGCATTTGGCTGCCATCCTAGTTTTTCAGCAATTAAACTATTATCGGAATTTCTACCCCTGACACCTAAAGGACCAGGGATATGCTTTTTGATTAGCTTTTTATTCGCTACTTCACACGCAATATCTACTAATCGATTAATGGTTACCATTTCATCGGACCCTATATTTACCGGGCCCTGCCAGTCGCTTTCCATTAATCTACGAACGCCCTCGAGACACTCATCAATATATAAAAAGCTTCTCGTCTGTTCACCATCACCCCAAATTTCTATTTCTTCACCATCTTTAGCCATAGCCACTTTTCTGCAAATAGCCGCCGGAGCCTTTTCTTTTCCGTTATTCCACGAGCCTAGCGGCCCATAAATGTTGTGAAAACGAGCAATGCGTACATTTATACCATAGTTACGTGCATAAGCCAAATAGAGTCTCTCACTAAAGAGCTTTTCCCATCCATATTCACTATCTGGATTTGCAGGGTATGCGCTATCTTCAGCACAATTAGGGTTACTAGGGTCGAGCTGATTATATTCTGGATACATGCATGCACTGCTACTATAAAATATTTTTTTACATGTGGAGTGTTTAATCGCTTCTAATATATTGAGATTAATAGTTGCAGAATTATGCATGACGTCTGCGTCGTGTTCTTTCGAGAAAATATACCCTGCTCCACCCATATCAGCAGCTAGCTGGTATACCTCATCAGCAACATTCCATCCCGATTTGGTGTATACGGCACTTTTTGCTTTTCTAGAATCACGTAGATCAGCTAATTCAAATTCATCAGCCGCGGTTTTACCAAATTCTGGCGATTTAATATCGACACCTTTGACGTAATAACCCTCGTCTTTTAATCTTTGTACTAGGTGGCCACCTATAAACCCACCTGCTCCTAAAACTACAGCACTTTTCATATCTTTATTTTAAAATATTTTTGAACAAATGCAATCTATTAGACATACATTTCTTTAAGATATTCCTCTAGACTTACTTGCCAGTCTTTCATTAAATTGAGGCCTAATGCATCAAGCTTAAAGGTTCTTAAACCTTCGTCAGGTGGTCTATTTGCAAAATAATCTTTAGCAAAATAGTCTGAGGAAACAGGTACAACTTCAATGTTTGGATCTACCGTTTGACATATTTTTGCAGCAACTTCATACCTATTACAAAAACCCTTACAAACACAATGGTACAGTCCATTAGGTGCGAAGCTGTCTACAGTTTTGAGCGCTGTTTTTACAAAATCTTTTGTATAAGTGGGTGTACCGTACTTATCATTAACAGCGTAAATTGTTTTTTCTCCTCTATTAATTTGATCAGTAATTAATTTTACAAATTTTTTATCTTTGTTTTTTCCGCCCATCATCCAACCTGCGCGAAATATATAGGATTGATTATATTTTAATACAATTTTTTCCGCCTCATATTTGCTTTTTCCATACATACTAATAGGATTAGGTGTATCGTACTCTGTATATTCTTTTCCTAATCCATCATAAACACCTGCAGTAGAAATGTGTATGATGGGAATATGATATCTCTGTGCAAGAGTTACCAAATTTTCAGCGCCGAGTGTATTAGTTTTAAATGCATTATCAGGGTCTCTTTCGCACTGTTCTAAACTTGTTAGTGCGGCTAAATTAATAATCATATTTGGCATCACTTTTTGAACTTCTTTTTTACAAAAAGAAAAGTCTCTTATATCACCATACTGCAGCCAATCCTCGTTGACGTCAATATCATAGGCTACTATATCATACTCAGACTTTAATTCTTCAAAGAATGCCTTACCCAGCATACCGCCGCATCCCATTATCCATAGTATCTTTTTAGTCATTAGTTTAATACTTTATCAAACTCTTCATTTAATTCAATTAAAATTTGCTGTCGTCTTCTTTGTAGGTTTTCACATTCTTCACCGTTTAATCTTCTCTCTCTTAAAGATAGGGAGGGTGTATTGCAGGCATTATGAGCCTTCATCCATTTTATCCACAGATATGTAAGTTCCTCTATAAGATCAGTTAATTTTTGAGGAATGGTAATATGTTTTGACATTTTTAAGGTGTACGTTTCCGTCAGTTTTGTTAATTACGTCGTTAATTTTTTCATCTAAAAAACGAATCACTGTGCCGCGGTTCTCGTTAAGAACATTCATTTTATTTTCATTAATAACATAATCGTCGTCGCTTGTTTCTTTGTTGTGTAGTTTTTCTCTTGTAGTGAATATTTTAATATTTTCGATAATAAGCTTATCGACAATTTCCGCTATGCTCATTAAATTAGCCATATAATTAGTTTTTGTTAATAAATGTTAAAATTTTGTTGAAGTGACCTGTATTGGGGGTTTCTTCCTTGACAGCTGTTTCACATGTACTAAAAAAATGATCAAAGGGTACATCACTATTCCATGCAATATAACCAAGAGCTGTATTTTTAATCACATGTTCGATATATAAACCTCTAACATGATCATCAAATTCCGCAAACGCATAATTGGAGATTAAAAAATTATTTGGTTTTTTAGGTACCTCAATTTCTTGTAATGTATATGCACGAAAAGCCGTTCCAGGTATTTGCGACTGTAAATATTTGTTCGTTAACATGACTGGACCATGAAGATCAAGAATTGCGTAATTTTTAATTTTTACATCAAGTAGAGGTGATATTAAACTACTTATAAAGCATTGACCACCGTAACCGCCGCCTATTTCAATGATGTTAGGCTCTAATACACCGTTTTCCTTTGTGTAAGTGAGAGTCTCAATAGCATAAAAAACATATCTCAATGTTGATGGTGATATATCAACAAGTTTTTCGTTAATAATGTATTTGGAAGTAATAGGGCTACCTATACTATCATTTGTTAAAATTTTATCCCACGGTATATCATTATATAAGGGATGTTCTTCTAATAATCTAAGATAACCCATGCCTTGTTCATAGGAAGTATGTTCAAGTATAGCTCTATAGCTATTGTTTCTTTTAAATGTGCTAAAAGTATTATTGTCGGTAGCAGCTTCTACACATACAGCCGAGTAGTCACTATAGTCTGATGTAACCATGACAATTATTTTAATATTAAAAAAATAAAAAGCAAATTATACTTTTCCGCGCACGAGACATGTATGTAGATAATTGTATAAGCTTGGTGTTGACTTAACTACATATGTTGTACATTTTTGATTTTGAAAAAGCATAGCTTCACCAGGATCATTTCTATTAATAGTTATATATATTTTCTTGTCATTATTAATATTTGACTTTGTCCAAGTAGATATAGTGGTAGCATTGCCTGGACCACATATTATGTCGCATGATAAACTAAAAGCTGCAATTTGCAGTAAATCGGGAGATGTGACAAAATTTTGCAATGATATAATATTCGAAAGATTAGTATTAAAAGTAGAGGATATATAGAATAAAACATCACTATGTAAATTTGCGATAGTTTCTATATATTGTGTGTGATCAAAATTATCGCTTTGCCCCGAAAAAGCAGGTTGATTAAAAATAAGGACCTTTTTTCGATACAATTCCTTTACATCTGGAATATTAATATTTTTAGTATAATCCTCTAATACATAATCTTCTTTTGACTTGAGCATGTGTGATATATCAAAAGATGAATCAATCTCTTTCATTACTTGAGTTAGACACGAGTAATATACGTCAAAATTATAGCATATACCGTCGTTTGGTTTGGGC